GGTGAGTTATTGCCCTTGTCTGAAGCCCCAAAAGATGGGACGTATATTCTTATACATGGGCAGCAATTCGACGGTCTCTGGGCTGTTGTATGTTGGGATGAAGAAGCTAATGGCTGGATGCTTGACGATGGTAAGAGCTTTGAAATTCCAGTAAGAAGGGAAAACAAATTAGATGGGTGGATACCACTTCCAAAAGTATAACCAGAGGTAACGAATAATGGATAACCAGACAAAACAATACCTAGCTTCTATTGAAACCAGAGTCTTTCGACTTGAAAGAATAATCGACGCCAGTATTCTTGGAATACAGCAGGCAAGTCAATTCCCCGCCACCTGTAGCCAGTGTGGTGCCTACGCACCGCTTGACCAAAATAACTACACTTGCAGTTACGTTGACTGCTGCCAAGGGCTTAATCCGGAAGATGAGAAATGAAATGCAGAATGCACGATGAGCATGATTGCCTTAAATGTGATATGCACTTTGATCAAGCAAGCGGTTATGCTGAGAAATGCCAAGAGCTAATCAAAATAAACAAATGCTCACCAGATGAGCAGACTGGTGGCGTGAATGCAAACCACAACCCAGGGGTAACGAGTGATGAGTAAGTACGCATGGAGACCGATGATTGTTACGACTTGGCGACCAATACATCGCTCAAGAGCTGTTATATGGTTGCAGTCTTATCATGTAGATAAAAGTGGCTACAAATCCATAGACCATTTAGGGCTGTTTTCCTACGAGTTCAGAGGGCGACTTTTCCCTTTCACGGGCTGGTTTAGATAGGCTTTTAACCCAGAGGTAACGAATGATGAAAGTCTTATGGGTGTGGGTTAAGCAACTTTGTTGTGACCACCAGTGGTCGGCTTATTATATATCAGGCAGAGTAAGCTGCCCCTGTTGTAAGAAGGTAAGCAAGAAGAATTACTACTATATAAAGGGTAGTGAGAAGTATTAACCCAGAGGTAACGAATGATGATAGTGCAGGTTGAGATAGATGGTCACACGCTCGAAGTCCTCATCGATGACGAGCTGATGAAGATCGTCAGCAATGCGACGGGTAGCCTTGATCAGGCTGTGTACATCGCCAATGAGCTGGTGTTTCCCCTTGGTGAATTATTAGAGCAGGTAACAAATGATGAAGAAAGCAAAGCCACAAAATCCCAGAAGCCTACAAGCACAAATGATAATGCTTTGTGATTTGAGAGCTAACGTGACCCCTTCTGTTGGAATAAGTAAAGTCAGGGAGGGTTATCAGGTGTCAAGCGGTGCCCTCTCATGCACGGATCATTCGCTGGAAGCTGCGGTAAACGATCTTTTAACTTTAGTACTTACTCTTTATTTGAAAAGTACTTAACCGAACTTAGCTGATTCAGCTAATACTTAACCGAATTCGGCTAACTTTACCACTGAAGGGATTGACAAATGAGAAGATATGTAGTGATTAAAGAAGAATTTTGGCACTGGCTTGTTAGAAAGCTGCCAAAGAAACTAGTTTATTTTTGCGGTGTCCGGGTGCTCGTTCACTCGACCACCGGTAAACATAGCAGCACCGTGGTCCCTGACCTTACTGCAATAGATGCTTTAAAGCGGTACGGTGATGACTATAATGTGTACTCCCATAGGAGAAGAAGCAGTGACTGAATTCCTAGATGACAACACTAAACCGGAGTGGGAAGACGCTCCTGAGTGGGCCAACTGGCTCGCGTGTGACCCTGATGGGTTGTGGTACTGGTACCAGGATGAACCCCGTTGCAATAACGTGCTGGAGGAATGGGACGATAAGAATGGCAGCTTGCTTGAGATGCACTATCCACAAGACGATCCGCAACCGTGTGAGGAATGGAGGTCAACGTTGGAACAAAAACCAAATATGATAGACTGAGAGACCGCCACCCCGAAAGGTGACGGCTGTACTCACGCTAGGAGAAAGCCAGCAACAGAGCTACTGACTGGCATAGTGTAACGAAACGCAAAAGAAAGAGCAATAATCATGCCAACAGTCTCTAATGAGAACTTTTTGAGGGCGATATTCGCCGACGACACACCATTTACTCACGTCACAGATTTTACAGAAGACCCGAGCAACATCCCGAAAGGGCTCCACTTAGCTGCCTGGAAGGGTGACTACTTTAGTCGCTGTCAATTCAAACCGGTGAGCAACCAGTACTTCACGATCAGCCATTTCTACGGTGATGCCCAGGGGATTGCTCGCCGTCGTAAGGTTCTCTTTCGTCATACTCGGGTGATTGTGCTCGATGACGTGAAGGAAAAGCTAGACATGGTGGAAGTTGAAAAGCTGCCATCACCGTCGTGGATCCTCGAGACGTCACCAGGGTCAGAGCAGTGGGGGTACATTCTCGATACACCCTGCACCGACCGAGGCCGAGTGGAAAACTTGCTTGATGGTCTGGTGGCTAATGGTTTGGCTCCCGCTGGCAAAGATCCCGGCATGAAAGGGGTAACGCGGTACGTCCGATTACCTGAAGGGTACAACAACAAAGCGTCTAAACTTGTGAATGGTCAGCCGTTCAAGTGCGCCATGTTGTTGTGGAACCCCTTCAACACCGTCACACTGGAACAACTAGCTGCGCCCTTCCAGGTTAACCTTGATGCACCACGTCGTGAGGCTCGAGTCGATGGTGCTGCGGCCATACCTGATCACCCCCTAATTAATATCCCCGACTTGATCCATATCAAAGAGGAGCGAAGTAATGGTCGATTCGATATTATCTGCCCGTGGGTTGCAGAGCACACCGGTGGAGACGATTCTGGCGCAGCGATCTTCACCAATGAAGACCGGTCTATTGGTTTTAAGTGTCACCACGGGGCATGTCAAGAGCGTACCGCTAGAGACCTTTTACATTGGGTTGATGAGCAAGACCCAGACTTCAAAAAAACGCTGACGACCTGGAAGAACAGTAAAATGTTCGAAGACCTTCCGACCGCAGCACCTGCGCCTGCGCCCGTCAGCTTCATGGATGCCGCACCCACCAGCGTCGTTGAGACGATCGGTGACCCGTTAAAGGAGGCGATGGATGAGTTAAAGCGGATCAATCCCGCGAGCTCAGAAGCGCGTGACATCGCAGCAGTGGCCCTTCGTGTAATGGAAGACATGGGGGTGATGGAGCGACAGAGCAATCACGAAGAACTGCGACAGCTAATGGGGTGGAGCAAGCAGGACACGAAGACGATCCTGACTGGGCTACGTGCTGAATGGTACAGCGGTGACGATGCGATCAACGAGTTCTTCAACGACGTCATCTTTATCAAAGAACAAAATCAGCTGTACGACCACAACACGGGTATTTTCTATACACCCGAGGGCTTTCAAAACAGCTTCGCCCATGAAGACGAGGAAGCTCGCAAGAGCGCCTTACAGATGGGTAGAGTGCAGAAGGTGGATAAGCTGGACTATGCGCCTAAGAAGCCACGCATCTTCGAGGAGAAGGGTATTGTGTACGGTAACGCGTGGTCTGAGGTCAGCGAGGTGAGTGGTACGGCTGGTGATGTAGAAAGATGGCTTAACCACTGGACCCTGATGGGGTGGAGTGAGCACCGGCAGCACATGCTCGAGTGGATGGCCTACACCGTTCAACACCCTGAAAACAAAATCAATCACATGATGCTACTCGGATCGCCCGAAGGGGCAGGCAAAGATTTTTTACTTGCGCCACTGATGAAGGCGCTCGGTGAGAATGCTACAACGATCAGCGGTGACGAGCTGCTGAGTGACTTCCAAGAATACCTATTGCGGACCAAGTACCTGCACATCAACGAGGCTGAGCTGGGCGATCGTAAAGAGGCGCTTGAGGTCAGTAACAAGCTGAAACCCATCGCAACAGCACCACCAAAGAAACTATCAATCAATCAGAAAGGGATCAAACGGATCCAGGTACGCAACATCGTCAACGGCACCATGACCACTAACAGCCAGCTCCCTTTGCGACTGAACGGTCCCACTCGCCGGTTCTTCTGCGTGTGGTCTGACTTGAACGTGCGAGATGGGCAAGACAACATGACGCCCGAATGGAAAGCGTACTGGGCTGATCATTGGACCTGGATGGACAATGGGGGTGATGACGCGTGCATCTGGTACCTGCGCAACTGCGTAGACGTCAGTCGCTTTAACCCGTCAACAGCACCACCGGTAACTGACTTCCTGCGTGACATCAGTGAGGCATCTAAGACACCAATACAGCTATGCGTTGAGTCGTTTGTTAAGCGTAAGCAGGGTATGTTTGCGTCTGATCTACTGACGGTGAACGATGTGATCCTGGCGATGAAAAGCTGCGTCCTACAGGATTCCGAGTATGAATACACCGACCTGCGAGCGATGACACCATCCCGACTAGGGCATGTTCTATCCGCTATCACCTTCTGCTCCAAACTGGCGGCGCACACTGGTTATGAGAAGGTGACGTTATGGGCGTTCAGGAATGCGGAGTACTATAAGACAATGACAGCACGTGAGCGGTATGATGCCTACCTTCAACAGAAGAAAGTGGTTGATGGTCAGCCGACAATGAGGGTGGTGTGATGGAAGTGTTCGGGTTCTGGATCTTTGTTATAGCGGTAATCTACTATGACGAGGTGGTCGCATGGATGCGGAAGGACTCATTGTGTACCAAGCCACACCGCGAGGAAGACGAACCCCCAAGCGGTGAAGCCGAGTAAAACATCGGTCAAAGTTTACTCCTGTCTAGGGATAGGCCTTTCCGTCCCTGATCGTATACAATCCCGACTTGACGCAGTGCCTCTAAATCATACCGCGTTCTCTTCGCGCACCACTTAACAGCCAAATGGCGGTATTGATCAGCGATGGCGATCTGCTCAGGTGTGTGAGCTGTTGCCGACACCCTACCGGCCTTGTGCATTACCTCGAGACTATCCACGGTTACGACTCCCTGGTGTGATGGTGATGCCTGGGCCGCGCTTCTCACGAGCCTTACCGAGTGCTGCGGACTGGACAGTTTCATTCACCCCCGAGTACTGTTTGGACTCAGTGATCCCCAACACCTGGATCTCGCCACCGTTGGCCAGGAACTCATCTGTCTTACGCTTGAGCTCCTCGCGCTCGTCGTACTTGGGTCTGTTTGCCGTTATCATACTAGCGTCTCCTCGAGTGCTTCCAGGTAAACCGTCACCAAGTACTTGATGTCTGCACGTGACATGCTGGCGTTAATGGCCACCGGCTCAATGAGACACTTCAGCGTGTCCAAGCTGGCTTCATAGTTATTATGGCTCAGGCCTGTTTTAACATCCATCATCTTCGCCACATCCACCAGGGTGGCAACGTACAAACCCGTTAGGATGCGCAGCGAATCGGCCATTGGCCCGTCAACGGAAATCATTGGCCCCTGGTCTGAGTCCTGAATCTTGAACGAGGTCTCGTCATTGCGTGTGTCGGCGACTACACACAACGCCTGGATAGCCATCATGAAGGCGCTCGATCGCTCATCGACGGGCATGTCTGTTTCTTTGGTGGTGACAATGATGCTGTTCTCAGCCGTGGCTTTCAGCAAGTTCTCGATGGGATCACTCACTGAGGTCACCACTCAGACACTGTTGCAGGCATACCATCGCGTTATACACCGCGTTGTTGTCCTGGAAGGTCTCTCTGATCGTATAGATCATGATGCGAGCGTCGTTAGTGTCGCGACGGATCCGGTTGATCTCTAACGTGGCATCCTTGAACGTGCCCTTCAATGCCTGAAGCTGGTCGATGTCTTCGAGCAACCCCCGGTTATTAATGCGCTGTACTTCAATTTGCTCCTCTAAGGCTTCGACCTTATCAAGTGCATCGTTGCGTTGGTCTTCAACTTCGTCGAAGTCCAGGCGACGTACAGCGATGGACTCCTCTAGCAGTTTTACTCGTGCTTCTAGTTCTCGTTTTAACATGGTCTTTCTCCTGTGAGTTTACTCGGTGACCCTCGTGAGAAGATCACCTGATAAACACTATGTGATCTCTGCGTTAAAGTACTCGTCGTGCAATATACCATCATACCCGGCAGACTCAATCACCAACCCGACCAGCTTCTTACGGGAGTGATACACCTCATCGTACTCATTTCTGAAACGAAGTCCGGTGTACTTGGACACCTTGCACACGGCACCACGCTCGGTAGCTGCACGTACAACGAATCGGCGCTTGTAGGTGTAGTTCAGCTCACCCCCAAACAGATCGGTAATGTAGATGTACCACACGTGTTCTGGTGGGCACCACTCGCCATTGATGCGAACCGCTACTAGGTCCAGGTCATACCCATTGTTAGGTCGTGCATACACCTCGTCAAAGCCGTGGCGCTTTGCGTAGCTCTTAGCACCGCGCTCAGTTTTGGACATGTCATAGTATCCTCCGTTCGAACGTATACCATAAGTAGTGCTCATCTCTTCACCCCATAGTTCCTACTGATTAGTGTGTCAGGCTCAAGGAGTAACAGCTCCTCGCTCGTCAGATCACGCGTTTCACCGTCTGCACGGCTGAGGTAAGCCTTCTTGATAATGGGCCTACCCTCGCGGCCAACATCACCGGACCCTACTCGGCGTAGGTTACAGCTACCAGCCTGGAATGCCTCCGGCCATATCTGCTTGATGGCAATAGCAACGACTAGCTGGTCGAGGGTCTTACTCGCCTCACGTTCTAGCTTCTTAAGGCTCAGCTGCGCAGCTTTCAGCTTCTCGATAGTGTGCGTGCTCATCGTGCACCTCCATTCAGGTTAGCCATTGTGTACTCACCGCTCTTGATCTTCGCCAGGGTATCTTTGGTCGTGCTATTAAGAAACCTGTTGCGCCACTTGCTAGTGGTGCGGCTGTAGGTCCAGTACTTCTCGTCGAGCCACACCTTGCCGTCGTTGTCCCTGAAGGCGATCTTAGCGTCGTAGGACTGGAACGTCACACCGTGGTGCTCTTGACCATCGATCCACTCAGTGCCTCCAATCATGAACTGGTTAGGAATTGGGTTGTTGTACTCGGATATAAATTGTTGAACTCTCATTTGTATAGCTCCCGTTTTAGCTTCTGTGAATGTCTGATGTTGAGTTGGTCGTAAGGTCTCCACCTGTTCTCGTTGTTTACTCGTACACGATAACCACACTCGGCCAGGGCGTTGTCGATGCTCTGCCTGTCGCCTGCGTTATAGCCGTACTGCGAGGCAATGGTGAACTCAAGGTCATCGATGAGCACCAGGACATCGTAGTAGGTGTTGCCGTAAGTCTTATCGAACCATTCACCGAAGACCAGGGTGACGGTGTTCTTGTTGGATAGTGCTTTTAGTTTACTCACGCTTCTAACTCCTGAATCCAGTACTTTGCTTCTTCATGGGTGGGTGGGTCAACAAGGTCCGTCATGCCTGCACGCGGTCCCTTGACGATAACCAGGGTGAGCCGACACGGGTGCACGTAGAACTTAGCACCGAGCAGAGTGGCTACCAGGGTGAGATCATGGGCTAACAGTTTTGATTTGCTTAGGCGTCTCATGATTAAAAGTTCCAGGCTTTTGCGTTGTGTTGTTTAGCGACTGCCCGTGCTTCCGTTTTACTAGCCACCTTGATAACGACGCCGACCGGCCTGGGGGTGTCGCTGATGGTGACTGAATGCTGCTTGTTTGTTTTGAAGTAGTGAGCGTATCTCATGGCGTTCTCCTGTGATTTGTCAGACACTGTATTACGTGATGGAGGGGGGGGTCAAGGTTTTATTTTGTCATACCTTTGATTTTATAGGGTATCGGTTAGCGTTGTTACTTAAAGCAGAGTGTCATGAGTTTTTGGTTATAAGGAAAGGCGAGTATAGAGTACGTTTTGGAATAAGTAGACAGGGCGCGGGTTTGAGCTGGTATACGTTGATTTTCTTGGAATACATATCAAAGTAAGTGTATGACAGAGTAACTTGTTGATCTTACTGTCTTTTTTTTTTCTTTGGAATACATTGATTATATAGGTATACTAGTTAAGAGTTAGAGTATCAGTGGTCTACAGCGTTTTGTCATACCCGATACAACGTTTTCCAGGTCACAGGGTAGAGAAAACGCAACATAGCAAATTTATCCGGTGGAGGGCTTAAAAACTTGTATCGGGTATGACAGAGATACTCTCTGAGAGAGTTAATGAAACTAGGAGAAAAGTATGAAGTATATCGAAGCTGCAAAGCTAATAGATTATGACTCTATCACCGGCTCGGTGACGTGGCGAGAACGTCCTCTGTCGGAGTTCAAGCATGAGCGTTTTGGCAAGAGTTGGAATAGGCGGTTTGCCGGTCAGCCTGCTGGGTATGAGTTCATAAGGTGTTACCCTGGTACCTGGGAAGAGTCTTATGTGTCTATGCGTTTAGAGCACAAGAAGAAGGTGTTCCCGTTGAGCAAGCTGTTATGGGTGAAGATGACAGGCGAGTTCCCTGAAGGGCGTGTGAAGTTTCGCAATGGAGACCCTCGTGATCTGCGGTGGGCTAACATGTACGTCGGTGACCCTGTTTCATTTTTCTAGCAAAGACCGTGCCAAAGGGTTAAACTGCGGCACATGAAGAAACGCATATCAGCTCACCAGCTCGTTGACGGTAGTGTTCCTGATGTTCAGTTGAGCTTCAAGGAAGCACTATTTGTCAGTGAGTACATGAAAGACTGCTCCCCGCGTCGAGCGGCTGAGGCATCTGGCTATTCGCCTGACTATGGCACCCAGTTGATCGAGAAGCCTCACGTTCAACAAGCTATCGCCTATATCCTTTCACAACGCACAGATCTGTCTCTAATCAATGCTGAGTGGTTGCTCTATGAGTTTGTAGACAATCACGCGTTATCACGGCAGCAAGGCAACATTCCCGCTTCTACTGCTGCCCTGGTCAACATCGGCAAGCATAAGATGGTTGACGCCTTCGTCGCGAAAGAGTTGAAGGTGGAAGTGAACACTAATGCTGAACTGTTGGAGCGCCTGAAGCGTGGCAGGGAGCGAAACGCTGCTGCTGCTGATCCTGATCAAGAAACCTTCTTTTGAGTATCGAACAAACCCTGATTGCCGGTGAAGGTAGCATTGAATTGCTGCTGGCTGACGATGTGGCTCAGTTCTACGCTGATCCGCTTGGGTTCGTCATGTGGGCCTTTGACTGGGGCGTTGGTGAGCTTGAAGGCTTTGATGGTCCTGATGAATGGCAGCGTGACACCTTAAACGAGATCGGTGAGGAAGTACGCAGGCGTGGGTTCAACGGTGTAGCACCTGTTGAGCCTATCAGAGAGGCGACATCATCTGGCCACGGTATTGGCAAGTCTGCGTTAACGGCGTGGTTGATACTGTGGATCATGGCCACACGACCGCACGCTAAAGGCATTGTGACGGCTAACACCTCTGACCAGCTGCGAACGAAGACCTGGGGCGAGTTAGGCAAATGGCGTTCACGCTGTATTGTTGGCCACTGGTTCGAGTACAACAACGGTCGCGGCTCCATGTCCCTGTATCACCGTGAGCACGCTGAGTCATGGCGTGTGGATGCTCAGACCTGTCGCGAAGAGAACAGTGAAGCATTTGCAGGCTTACACAGTGCATCCTCCACCCCCTTTTACATCTTTGACGAAGCGTCAGCTGTACCCAATAAGATTTGGGAAGTAGCAGAAGGCGGACTGACTGATGGGGAGCCTATGTTCTTCGTGTTCGGGAACCCGACGCGTAACAGTGGGCGCTTCCGTGAGTGCTTCGGTCGATCATCCCACCGGTGGAATACACGCCAGATCGACAGCCGCAAGGCGAAGATGACGAACAAGACACTGATCAAACAGTGGGAAGATGACTGGGGTGAAGACTCTGACTTCTTCAGGGTGCGTGTGCGTGGTGTGTTCCCACGTGGTAGTGATATGCAGTTTATACCGGCTGACGTTGTATTCAATGCAATGAAGGCAGGGGCTGGGCAGTATGTCGGCAATGATCCACTCATCGCTGGTGTTGATCTAGCACGCGGGGGTGATGATAACTGTATGATTCAATTCCGTCGCGGTCGCGATGCCATGAGTGAGAAGGTGTATAGGATCCCTGGCGAGAAGTCTCGCGACTCTATGCGCGTGGTGTCACTGTTAACCACATTATACGAGCGTCACCGTCCTGATGTGATGTTCATCGATGAAACAGGCCTGGGTGGACCTATCTGTGACCGTATGGTCCAGCTGGGATATCACTGTATCGGTGTGAACTTCGGTTCTACTGCTGACCAACCAAAGTACAACGTGAACAAAGCTGCTGAGATGTGGGCACGTATGCGTGAATGGCTGATGAAAGGCGGGTCCATACCTGATGACCCTGAGCTTGAAAGCGACCTGACTGGGCGAGAGTACAGCCACAACCGGAAGGATCAGCTCGTGCTCGAGATGAAGGACGCCATGAAGAAGCGTGGACTGAAGTCGCCCGACTGGGGTGATGCTCTAGCACTGACGTTTGCCTATGAAGTACCACCGCGTGAGGACGCTCGCGGCATGGATGATGCGGCACTGGGTGTGCGCACGCAGGATCACCACGATTACAACCCACTAGACTAAATGCAAGCACAGCGGTAAACTTGGCACAACTATTGCTTAACCACACTTCTACAGGTGCCTAATATGTGCGGCAGTAAATCAAAACCAAAAGTCCTACCTCAACTCCCTGAAGCACCCACAGCCCCTGACGGACAACCCGTTTCAGCCGGTGACACAGACAAGCGTCGCCGCAGAGCGAGTCAAGGCAAGTCAGGAAACAGTACTATTTTGACCTCTACCCGTGGCACGACTACTGCTGCAAATGCTCCTACCAAAGTCCTATTGGGTGCCTAGATGAAGCCGACTGTCCAGACGTTCAACAAACGATTAAAGATGCTGAGCTCAGAACGGTCTTCCTTCATTCCGTTGTATCGAGACCTGAGTGATTACCATCTGTCTCACCGGGGGCGTTTCCTGGTTGAAGATAACAACAAAGGCCATCGACGCGACACCAAACAAATTAACAATGCAAGCCGTCTTGCTTCCAGGACACTAGCGTCAGGCATGATGGCGGGTATCACTTCGCCTGCTAGACCATGGTTTCGCCTGGGCACGTCTGACCCTGGGCTGAAAGAGCAAGCCGATGTTGCACAATACTTGCACCGCGTACAGCAAATTATGTATGAGGTGTTTGCGCAGTCAAATACGTATAACGTGCTGCACACTGTGTATTCTGAATTGGGCGTGTTCGGCACTGCTCCGATGGGTGTATTTGAAGACTTCGACAGTGTGATCCGTTGCCGCCCTTATACGGTGGGCAGCTACATGCTCGGCATGAATGGCATGAGCGTGGTGGACACGTTCTACCGCGAGTATGAGTACACCGTCGGTCAGACCGTGAAAGAGTTCGGTATTGAAAACTGTAGTACTCACGTGGAAGATCAATGGAACAAGGGCAACACTGAAGCTGCTGTGAAGATTGTCCACTTGATCGAACCGAATGACGACCGTGACCACATTAGTCCTATGGCGAAGGACAAGAAATACCGCTCTGTCTACTATGAAGTGGGCTCGAGCACGCTGAAGAGCAACCAATTTTTGCGTCAGTCCGGCTTTGATACCTTCCCAATCCTGGCTCCTCGCTGGGAAGTTACCGGTGAAGATATCTACGCAACAGACTGTCCAGGCATGACAGGCCTGGGTGACACTAAGACACTACAGCTCGGTGAGCGCCGACTGTATCAGGCGTTGGATCGTGTTGTTGATCCACCCCTACAAGGCCCAGCCGCGCTAATCCGCAAAGCCAAGAACCTTCGAGCTGGTGACAAGATTGCCACGACGGATCAAACAGGACTACGGTCGATTTATGATGATCGCCCAGACCTTAACTCGATCGAAGGCATCAACAACCGAGTAGAGCGGCGCATATCGCGCGCATTCTATGAGGATCTGTTCCTGATGCTGGCCAACAGCGACCGCAAGCAGATCACCGCTCGCGAGGTGGCTGAGAAGCACGAAGAGAAACTATTGATGCTGGGACCGGTGCTTGAACGACTTCACACCGAGTTGCTGGATCCATTGATTGACCGCACCTTCGACATCCTACAAGCGAACGGCGTATTGCCTGCACCCCCAGAAGCACTGCAAAACAGTGAGCTCAAGGTGGAGTACGTGTCTGTATTGGCACAAGCGCAACGTATGGTTGCTGTCGGTGCTATCGATCAGCTGACCGCGTTTGCTGGCAACATGGCCGCAGTATGGCCGAACGCTCGCCACAAGATTAATGAAGCTCAGGCGATCGATGAGTACGCTGAAGCATTGGGTGTGAACCCTTCTGTAGTGCGTAGCGATGACGAAGTTGAACAGATCATTGCAGCAGAGCAGCAGGCAGCAGCACAACAAGCGGCGATGGAGCAGGGTCAACAGATGGCCGACACTGCCAGAACCGTATCTGATGTGGACATGACAGAAGGCGGCACTATCGACACCTTGATGCAAGGCGCGGGTGCAGCATGATCCCCGGTGATGAAGGCAAAGTTGGCACGGAAAATGCAGAAAACATTGAAACAGCCGAGATCACTGAGGTATTATCGAACGCGAATGCTCGCCGAATGATATTTGGCATGATAAATGACATGGGCTATTTCAATGAAGTTTTTGATCGAGACGACCATTTGAATGCTTACTTCAGCGGGAGACGCGGTTATGCCGTGGAGCTCGTTGATAAATTGAAAGAAGCAGCACCTGATAAATTTGCGCTAATGATAACGGAGAACTGGACAAATGCCACCTGAAGAAGAAGTAGTAGCAACACCAGCAACGGGCGACGCCCCTGCTGCAACACCAGCGGCTGATACGCCTGCTGATACAAACACACCACCAGCGGGTGATACGCCTGCTGATGACAGTTCTACTGCTGCGGGTGAGGAGTCCCCGGCAGAAGAAAGCGGTTCCGAAGGCGACATTGCCCCTGGGTCGTTTGCTGATTTCACCCTACCGGAAGAGATGGAACTTCAAGCGGAGTCTATGGCGAGTGCTACCGAGCTTTTTAAAGCCGACGGCCTTAACCAAGAACAAGCGCAGAAGTACGTTGATATCGCGGCTGGGTTAGTGCAGCAAACACTTGAGAAGCAAGCGGGTGCATACGAACAGCTCAAGCAAGACTGGCACGACCAATCTAAGGCTGACCCAGAAATGGGTGGTGAGAAGTTCGACGAAACTGTCGCACTTGCGCAATCAGCGTTAGAGAAAATTGGAACGCCAGCACTCAACGCACTACTACAAGAGACAGGTATAGGTAATCATCCTGAGATGATTCGCGCTATGCGTAACGTCGGCGCTTTGATGAAAGAGGACAACCCCGGTGGGGGAACCCCTCCTACAACACCAAAGGATCGACTGTCTGTTTTATACCCACCCGTTTAATGAGGTAATACTATTATGGCTACTCTCGGTGCCACTTTTGTCGATCTAATCGACGTATACAAATTGCAAGACGGTAACGGTCAATTTATTGAAGTTATCGAAATGCTTGCTGAAATGAACCCTGTTCTTGACGACGCTATTGCTGTCGAATGTAACAAGGGCACAACTCACCTGCACACCGTTCGCACAGGTCTACCATCTGTTGCCTGGGGTCGTCTGTACCAGGGTATTGCTCAGAGTAAATCTGGCAAGGCTCAAGTTGAAGACACCACTGGTTTCGTTGAAGGCTTAAGCACTATTGATGAGCGTCTGTTGGGTCTTTCGACTAATGAAGGCGCAGTACGCCTGAGTGAAGCGATGAGCTACCTGGAAGCAATGAACCAGGAAGTTTCGACCAAACTGTTCTACGGTAACACGGCTTCTGATCCTGAAGAGTTCATGGGTCTGACTCCACGCTTTAATGACTTGAGCGCACCAAACGGCAATCAGATCATCGATGCCGGTGGTACTGGATCCGACAATACGTCGATCTGGTTCGTAACCTGGGGCGATAATCAATGTCAGCTGTTGTATCCAAAAGGTACGATGGCAGGCGTTCAACGCGAAGACATGGGTCGTCAACGTGTGCTCGATGGCAGCAACAACCCTTACTACGCCAAAGAGGAGAAATTCACTTGGCATGTTGGTTTAGCGGTTAAAGACTGGCGCTATGTCTCTCGCGTTGCGAACGTTGACGTGAGTCTCATGCAAGCTGGTAGTGTTGCTCTGTATGACTTCTTGCGTAAGGCTTACTACAAGTTGCAAACGCGTCGTGTTGCCGGCGGCAATATGGCGATCCACTGTAACCGTGACGTGCTCGAAGCACTAGACGCACTGGCAACTAATGCCGGAGCCTCTGACAGCTTTGTTCGTCTGAAGCCTATGGAAATCGAAGGTAAGGAAGTAATGACTTATCGCGGTATTCCTATTCGTGAAACTGACTCACTGCTTAACAGCGAAGAGCGTGTAGTTTAATTCAACTGGGTGGTGCTAGTTCAGGCCACCCAGCTGTTTGACTTTTAGAGGATTTAATTATGATTTTTTCAGCACAAGCATTGTTTTCGGACGATCAGGCAATTACTGCCACAGCCGACTCTACCAATGTCATTGACTTAGGCGCAGCGGGAACACCTTACGGTGGTGCAGCTGCGTTCACTCGTGACGTAGGTAAAGGCGCTAAGGTTCCTGTCCTGGTCCAAGTTACTGCGGACTTTAATAACCTGACGTCATTGGCGATCAGCATCTCTACCGGTGCAACGACTGCCCTGGGTACTAAGATTGTTACACAAACTATTTTGTTAGCAGACTTGGTGGCTGGTAAGCAGATCAGCATTGACTATCTTCCTGAAGATATTACCGGACGTTATCTCGGCATCGAGTATGTCGTAGCAGGCACTGCCCCTAGTACGGGCAAGATCACTGCCGGTATTACTATGGGTAACCAGTCTAACGTTACAGGCGCTTAAGTGAGAGGGGGTGGCTTCGGTCACCCTCTTTTCTTTATTTAGGAGACACAAATGCCCGTTTATAAAGTATTAAGCCCATGTTTTCAGGGTGGTAAATTGTATGATCCTGAAGGCAAGCGCCCCATGTTATACCGTGACACGCCTTTCCCTTCGGTGAAGAAGAAGGAACAGGTTCCCGTAGCCCTAAAGAGAATGAAAGATGAAACACTTTCTGAAGAACAAGCTCGCATGGCGCAAGATATGGACACGGTTGAAGCCGTGGCTAATAAACAAGTTTTTGACAAAAAAGAAATAGATGCTGTAACTTTTGTCGAGCCACCAAAGACTAACGTTGAGACACTTTAAGTGACTTCCGTCGTTGATATATGCAACCTTGCACTGTCTAACATCCGTGCAGGTAGTATCAACTCACTGACTGAATCAAGTCTTCAGGCACAGCAGTGCTCGTTGAAGTATCCTGTAATCAGGGACTTCTTGCTGCGTGCTCACAACTGGCAGTTTGCTCACTACATTGAGCCCCTGGCACTGCTGACGAGTGATGTGTTCAACTGGTCTTACACGTATCAGTATCCGACTGACTGCCTGGGAATCAATAGACTGATCCCTAACGTTGAGATGTTCACTCAGACAGACTCTAACTACAGGCCTCGTCGCATTGAAGACATGTACGGTCCTGATCTGGATCGTCAGATCAAGTACGAGGTGGCTGTCGTTGATGGCGTCAAGGTGATCTTGGCGAACGAAGCAGCCCTTCGCGTTGATTATCGAGCTCGTGTGGAAGACACCAGCCTGTTTGATCCTATTTTCGTCATGGCTTTCTCGTGGTACTTAGCGGCTGAGCTGGCTGAGCCTATCATCGGCGGTGACAAGAGCTCTGGGTTACGAAGTGCGGCGATTGCCATGTATCAACAGCACGTTACTACTGCTGAAGTTGAAGACGCTAACGAGCAGTATTCAGAACAACCACAGAGTGATTTTATTACAGTAAGGAGTTAGACCGTGCCCGAGATCACTCAACGCAGTTTTACGTCAGGTGAGATTGCACCTGCACTTCGCTCTCGTGCCGACCTAGTTAAGTACGCTACTGGTCTTGCTCTTTGCGAGAACTTCATCGTGCGACCTCAAGGTGGTGTTTATAACCGTCCAGGCACACGCTATATCGCTGAGCAGATGAGCCATAGCGACCGCGCTCGACTAATCCCTTTTAGCTTTAACACTGAACAAACCTACATGCTTGTCTTCGAGGATCTGAAGATGCGCGTGATCAAGGACGGTGGGCTGGTGGTAGAAGACACCGTAGCCATCACCGGCGCAACTCAGGCTAACCCTGTTGAGATAACAGCAGTCGGTCACGGTTACACCACGGGCGACACCACGAACCTGGGTGCCATCGGTGGGATGACTGAGCTCAACGGCAAGTATTACCAGCTTACCGTCACCGGCACTGACACGTACACCCTTGACGGCATCGACGGCACAGCGTACACCGCATACACTTCTGGCGGTACTTCGGCTCGCGTGTTTGAGCTGACTACTCCCTACACGACTGAACAGCTGCCGAGGCTCATATACGCTCAGTCAGCGGACGTGATGACAATTACTCACCCCAGTCATGACCCTTACGATCTGACTCGAACTGATCACGATGTGTGGACTCTCACGGCGATCGACTACGCACCAAGTGTTCCGTTCCCTCTCTTCTCGGGCACAGCCTCTTACACGATTACTGGTGTCACCCTGGGCAACCCCTGCACGGTGTCGATCTCATTCACCCCCACTGTTCTCGGTTTTATCTGGCTACCTGTTGCTAGACCTGTGAACGCTAACAACGAGATAATTATCTCAGATGTCGTAGGCACCACTGAAATAAATGATGAGGTGTTCGAAGTAGGTGCTGTCACTGCGTATGACCAGACCGCCGGTACAGAGACGTTCGAGTTAACGGGCGTTGACGCTACCGCGTTCACGGCGTATGTCAGCGGCGGTACTGTTACGATGGGCGGCGGCGGTGTTAGCAATGAAGGCAGCGGTGGTGGAACCTATCGTAAAGTATATCGATACGTTGTAACTGCTGTTGATGCCGACGGTGTTGAATCACTGCCGTCAGCAGAATCTAGCATTAGATGCCCTTCATTATCTACCACGTTCGGTGTTAGGTTGAACTGGGGCGATGTTACTGGTGCCGATCATTACCGTATCTATAAAGATCCGTCGAACGACACTGGTGTCTATGGGTGGATTGGCGACAGTAATGAGTCTAGCTTTAGGGATTTCAACAAGGCACCGCTTACCAGTGATGCTCCTCCCTCTGATCGTCAGCCGTTCACGGCAGTAGACGACAAGCCCGCGGTAAACAGTTACTACCAGCAGCGACAAGTATTTGCTAACACTAACAACGAGCCACAAACACTGTTTGCTACGCAGACGGCTAACCGGCTTTCACATCGACTGTCCACCCCCGCGAAGGATGATGACTCGATCACGCAGGTATTGTTTGCTCGACAGGTGAATGAAATACGTCACTTGGTGCCACTTGACTCGTTGATCCTGCTGACCTCCGGCGGTGAGTGGATCATGACGGAAGGCACGGACAAAGTGATGACACCGGCTACGGTTGGATTCAAACCACAGTCATACAATGGTTCATCCTGGGTACCACCCGTGGTGATCAACAGCACAGCGTTATACCTTCAGGAGAAGGGCACTCGTATTCGCGACTTGGGGTATGAGTTTAGTTCGGACAAGTACACCGGTAACGACTTGTCGCTGATGTCTGAGCACCTGTTTGAAGGTCATACGATTGAAGAGATGACGTTTGCTGCTGAGCCTTTCGGGGTGCTGTGGTGTGTTCGAGACGACGGCAAGGTGTTGGGATTAACTTATCAACGTGAGCACCAAGTATGGGGCTGGCATCAACACGACTTTGGTGGTGTTGTTGAATCTGTGGCCACCGTTAGTGAAGACGGGCGTGATGCCGTGTACTTGACTGTTAAGCGGATCATCGGCAACAATACGGTTCGATATATTGAGCGCATGGAGCCTCGAAACACGGCGAACGTGAAGGACTCGTTCTTTGTGGATTCTGGCTTATCACTGGATACACCACTGGCTATAACCAGCATCGGTGGTGCAGACCCTGTTGCCGTAGAGGTTATCGCGCACGGACTTTCTAACGATGACCTTATCGACATCGATGATGTGATTGGAATGACTGAGGTCAACGGTCAACGGTACAAAGTATCAAATAAGACAACAGACACTTTTGAATTAACGGATTACCTTACGGGAGCTAATATCGATGGGTCTACTTTTAGTAATTATATTAGTGGCGGTGTTGTACGACTGGCGGTTACTAGCATCGCAGGTCTCGAGCATCTGGAAGGCGAGGCCATTGGAGTATTAGCTGACGGTAATGAGATTGAGGATCTGAATGTAGTCGGTGGTTCTATCACACTGCCTCTTGCTGCATCACGTGTGCATATCGGATTATCTTACGTTTCTGCCATTGAAATGCTGGATATCGACATCCCTTCTGAGGCACTGAAGCCTCGTGAGATTTCAGTCGGTAAAGTTACTGTTGAGGTTGATCGATCACGTGGTGGTTGGGTCGGTCCGGTTGATGACTTCGGTGCGACGGGTAGAATGTACGAAATAAAACCACGTATCGATGCTGACGGGTACGACACGATCTCACTGCGGTCTTTCAAGCAGGATGTCTTCATTGATCCCATGTGGGATAAGAGTGGTGCTGTTCGCGTTGAGCAGCGAGCTCCCCTCCCCATGGCGATTCTCTCGGTGATCCCTGATGTCTCGCTCGGCGGTTAAATTTGTTCACGTCACCCCCAGTGCGGTGCAGCACATCGCAGATAACATGCGACAGGCTGACGTGGATGAAGTCATGGCATCTCACGGGCATACCGCTCACGAGGCGCTGACGTTTAGCATTAGAGCGTCTCAGCTTGTTTCTGTTGTTGAGATATACGACGAACCATCCTGCGTTGTCGGTCTAACCGCAGGCAAGTCTACGATTACCCGTGTCGGCTCACCCTGGATGCTCGGCACCGATAACATCACCAAACACCGCAAGATTTTTGTGAAGTCCTCCCCTGTCGTGATCGAAGACATGCTGCACGAGTGCAACTTGTTGTCGAATTATGTCCACGTTAAAAACCACGCAAGCATACGGTGGTTGAAGGGTTTAGGCTTCACCATAGAAAGTCCTGTAGAATACGGAATTAATGAAGAATTGTTCCACCCGTTTTACTTGAGGAAGAAGTAATGTGTGAACCAGCCACGATCGCCGCCACTGCTATGGCAATGGGTACTGTTATGCAGGGTTATGCTGCTAAACAGCAGGGTGACTACGACAACGGCGTAGCGAAGTACAACGCCCGTCAGACAGAGAACGAAGCAATTCGTACTCGAAACAAGGGCACTGAGGAAGAGATTAGACATCGCAATGAAGTGCGTCACATGATCTCTCGTCAACGCACTCAAGCTGCTGCGAACGGTGTGGATGTAAACAGCGGGTCCGCACTGCTGCTTCAGACAGACACCGAGATCGTCGGTAATGCTGATGCACTCAGAATACGCGGCAACTTCCAGGACGCAGCTAACGTGCTGGATCAACAAGCTGAACTCACTCGAGACCAGGGTAAAGCTGCTAAGTCCGCAGGCAAGGCCGCGTTCACGAGCTCGCTATTCAAAGCAGCTGGCACTTTTGCAGGATCCGGTGTGGCTGACAAGTGGTTTGCCGCAGACAGTGCTGCGATCACTGAGCTGTCAGTGTCACCCTTGAGCAACTTCAATGGTACTCAGGGGCTCAAAGCTGCTGACGACTTCAGAGGGTTTGCGTAATGCCGAAGGTAGAGCAGTACGGTCTCCAAAAAATTGAGACTAACATCACAAAAGGCGCACGTGCTCAGTCTCTCCCTGCCAGTAACTTAGGTCAGCTCGGTGAAGGGGTGTCTGCACTAGGCAAGGGCGTCGGCATAATGCAGGAGCGCATTGCTACCACTGAGGCTGAAGAAGCAGCGGTGCAGTTTGAACGTGCTAAAAATGACATGTTTTTCAATCCTGACACCGGTTATTTCAAGACTCAGGGTCGTACTGCTTATGACAGTGCTGAGGATGCCACCAATTCACTGGGTGAGCTGAAGAAGCAGTTCAGTGAAGGGCTGACCAATCAGCACTCCAAGCGGTTGTTTGACCGTGTTGCAGAGCAGCATGTTACCCGTGGGAATGCCAGCATTAGCCAACACGCCACCAAAGGGCTCGATGCCTGGGAAGTCGCCACAATGAAGGCGTCGGTGGAAAACACCATTGAAAACGCCGTGGTGAGCTGGAACGATCCTGATGGCCTGCGTGAGCAGGAATCCATCGGTGAACAGACTATCCTCGATATCGGTGCTAAGCAGGGGCTCGACGGTGAGGCATTGAACGAAAGTCTCGAGACCTACCGATCATCTTTTGCCTCTGCTGCTATTTCAGCTGCGACAGCAAATAACGCTGCTGCGGGGGAAGAATTACTCGACAAACTGGACAACCGACTGGAAGGTCCAGACCGTTTGAAGTTGCAGGCAGAACTTGTGAAAAAGCAAAAGGCTGAGAAAACTCAGAGTGATGCGACTACTGCCATCAACAACGCAAGCTCGATCAAGCGAGCAAACGCTACTCGTCAAGAGGCGCTCGATGCCGCTGAGGAGATTGCTGATCCTGAGCTGCGTAAGTCTACCCGTCAGGAGATAACTCGCCTGTACAACCAGGAGGCTAAGGCTGAGAAAGAACGTAAGGCTGACGCCTGGGAGAGTGCTCAACAGACTGTCTTCGACGATAATGTCTCAGTGGAAGCATTCATCTCTGTCGCCCCTGAGCAATGGGACGACTTAACGAGAACCCAGAAGGACAAGTTGCGAGCAGGTAAAAAGACTGTTACGAATCAAGCGGTGTTCAATCGTATTTTAGCAATGTCACCCTCTGATCAAGCGTCGCTGGATTGGACCAAGTACACTAATGACCTCTCGCCTGCCGACCTCGGTAAAGTTCGCACGACGATTGATGGCGCGAAATCAGGCAAGCACAACACGTTCCTGCGCAGTAAGCACCAGACTATGCAGCGAGCTGCTGAAACACTGTTTGGCAAGAAGGAAGGCAAGAAGGTCGATGAGTTTTATGAAGCCATGCAGGATGCTGTTTTTGCCGCAGAAGAGTCTAAGAAAGCGAAGCTAACTCAGTCAGAGCTGGCCACCCTGGTTAACTCCACCACGAGCAAGTTTGTTCTCGAGAATAACTTCTTGATGTTTGATAAAACACTCACCGCCAGAAACACTCCCGTCGCTGAGCTCATGGCGATGAACACTGTGGCGACTACACTCGGTGGAAGCAGTGCGGTTAAGAAGCAGATCGCTACTATTCGTAAGGGACTGATCGAGCACGACATACCGATAACGGCTGAGACCATCTTGAGGGCGTATAACAGTGGCCTTTAATATTGATAATGTTAACTGGGATGCAGTCACTGCAACCGGTGCTCCTGCTGTTGACGATGAAACCGTCGGTGAGCTAAACCTCGCACAAGTCGAACAGTCTCAGCAACTACGCCCTACGCTCAACGAAGCGATGAAGGTGAACCCTGAGCAGTTTGTTAAGACAAAGCTCTTGTCAGAGCAATCAGGGATGCCCCCTGCCGCTGTTGAAGCGGACCCTGAAGCGGTCGAGCGCACTCAACAGTTAGACAGTATTGATTTCTACAACATGTCCCAGAAGAACCCGGTGACATACGAGCACTTGAGCCAGTATGAAAATGCGGCCATAGCGCACGACGATATCCCTACCCTTCAGAAAATTGAAAGTGCTTTTGATAACTTAAACAAAGATTTTAAAAACCGTCTTGATGAAGACATCGACAGCGGTAATGATTATCTCACGGACATTGGCACTTCTTACCATCGCGGTGCTGCTAATGTTGAGATAGCTGATATTCATACGAAGCAGATGATGGCGGGATTGTTTGGCTCAGAGCCAGCGTCACCTGAAGACCTTGCTCGTCTGACCGAGTTAACCGAGACTCAAAGCAAAGAACTCCTCAGCACGGACTTAAACTATCTTACTGAAATCCCATTAACCGCTGCGGAGCAGCTTCCCATCCTGTTTGAAATAGGCGGCGGGGCGCTTCAAGGGGCCGCTGTAGGCTCAGTTGTCACGGGCGGTGTTCCTACGGCAGCAGCACTATTCACTACTGGCCCTGCTGGTGCTCTTGCCACTTATGTCGCAACAGGCGTACCCGGCGCTAAAATGGGTGCTCAGTTTGGCGTAGCACTCAAGGCGTTCACTTTGGAGGGTGGCCTTGCTCGTTCTGAATTTATTGGAATGACTGATGACCAGGGAAATGTGCTCGATGAGCAACTGGCCAACCAGGGGGCGCTTGCTGTTGGCATAGTCAACGCGGGACTTGAGTCAGCGTCGCTGTTATTCGGCTTTGGTCGCACCGTCAGCCCTGCTGTCCGGTTTGCTATTCGCAGCCGGGTTAAGAACGCATTATTGACAGAATCCGGTCGAGCAGTTTTCGGTCGGATAGCGGCTGGTTATGCGGCAGCAGTAGCTGCGGAAGGATTCACCGAGGGCGCACAGGAATTTGTCACCATCTTTACCGGTGAAATTGCGAAAATAATGGATGAGAGCTCGTTTGACGATGCCTCACCAGGGGACTTAGTAGACCTTTTATTCGATGAACAAATGTGGGATCGAGTCGCTGAGTCTTTTGAGAAAGGAACACAGGCAGCGGTAGCATTTGGTGCGCCGGGTACTTTGATCCAGGTTTATCAAAACAAGCAAGCGAAAGCACAGCTTGCCCAGAACGAGCAGGCTCAAATAAACGCGATTAACGAATCAACCGCTGACGCAAAACTGAAAGAACACAGTGTGGACACCTTCCGTGACTTTGTTCAAAAAGCAGACAAAGATAAAAATACCCATTTGTTTATCGATGCGGATCTCACCACGCTCTACCTTCAGGGTAAGACAGACGAGGAGATCAATGCGGATCCAGCACTGACCCTGCTGAGTGAGAAGTTGGGTGAGTCTGAGGCACTGAAAACTGACATCGTGATACCGATCGCAGATGTCGCGGCTGACATGACCGGCACAGAGCACTTTGATGCACTGCGTGAAGGCATGAGCCTGAGTGAAGAAGTTAACAGCCCCTTCCAGCAAGAGAACGCTGAGAGAGCATTCGCTGATCACATGGCTTACGCGGCTAACGTGGCCAATGAGAACGTCAGCCAGTATGTCGAAGCGCAGCAAATTGTTGACACCGTGAAAGGACAGCTGATTGATTCCGGTGAAGTGCTCCCGCAGCACGCGAAGGTTATGTCAGACTTCGTTGCTGCTCGCATGGTGGTGTTTGCAAAAGAACAAAACATTGGTGTTCAAGAGGCATTTGACCGGTTCGGCTTTACAGTGGAAGGCCCACAAACCGGTGAGATGGCTCGACTGAGTGAAGAGACGCTGAGTCAAACGCCTGCACTCAGTGCCAAGCAAGATTTTGGCGACGCAACGATCAGTGAAGAGGTTGAGGTGGAAGGTACTCAAGGAACTGTTACCATTACCCAGCCTGCTCAAAAGGTGTTCGATGCGACCATGCAGCGACGGAATGTCGTTGAACAATTAGTGAGGTGTTTATAAGTGCCACGTAAACTATCGATAAAAGAACTAACGAAGCTGCTGGATGGCGGCGCATCTATTGAGGCACCTGATGATCAGCCTCTGATGATTGAGGGTCTTGAGGACGTACTGAATCAGCTGAGAGCGATCACTGAGGCACAGCAACAGTCTGTCCAGGATCAAAGCGTTGCGATAGCGACAGCGTTGAACCAGCTCACAGAAGCGCTTGCGAACTTCAAGGGCGGCACCGTTGACATGAGACCGTTAGAGAAACTGGTCACAGCGATGAAGACACCACCACCGGTGGAAAGACCTAATTACCAGTTTAATGTGCAGCGTAACACTCGCGGCTTTATCACTGGCATGACGGTTGCTCCTCAAGACCCAACAATTAATTAAGGACGTTTATAATGGCGAACGTATTAAACAGAGCAACTAAGCTATACAAAACATCGGTCAACACGCCAGATTATGACGTAGTTGACTGGATTATTGATCCCGATATGGCCGCAGTTGTTGGGTACGAATCTAAGTACTGGGAACTAACCGGTGACGTTGTTTCTCTGATGTCTCAAGTGGATAGGGATGCTGTAGATGCGGCTGAGCTAGAAGCGGAAAACGACAGCATAGCAGACCGGCTGAGTGTGTCTGGGTTTGATAAAGCATTTGCACTGATCATGCTTGATGAAATCAATATTTTAAGAAGTGCTGCTGGACTAGGGAATCGGACTGCTGCCCAACTTAAAACTGCCTTGAGGAATAAACTGTGAGTGAGATTCTTTTACCTGTCCCGCCTTCTGGCTATGACGCCACAGCACCGGCGGGCTTAAACTATGAAAACGCGGTGCCTCATTTGTTGTTTGATGACACCACGCCAGAGGGCGTGTTCTGGCAATTCAGAATGCCGTCAGATTATAGCTCTGCCCCTGTTTTAAAGTTAAATTACAGTATGGCTTCTGCTACATCTGGCACCATGGAATTTGAGGTTTCACTATGGGCAGCTAGTGACAATGAGAGCGCAGTAACCGCAAGCTATGACACTGTGAACACAGGCACAGAGACGGTTCCAGGTACGGCGGGGCTAACATCTGATCTTTCAATAACACTAACCAACGCTGACAGCTTAGCGGCTGGTGACTTGGTGAGGATCAAACTATTCAGAGATGCAGACGATGCAACCAACGACACAGCCACGGGCGATCTTGAGTTGTGGGCTGTAAGTCTAACCTATACGGCGGCTTAACAGATGTCATTTTATAATGATGGTGTTTCCGCTGACGGCTATTACTGGGACAGAACACGGACCGAAACCTCTAACTATCAGGGCGTAGCCTTCTCAATTTGGGCTACAACCCCTATTGACGCTACATTTAGGAGGCTGGCGCACTGGTTTAGCTATAGCTCTGCCAGTAACTATAAGATATCCATACAGGTCTCGCAAAACAGCAATGACAGGATATATTTTGCCCAGAACGCCGTCACCCTCAGAGCGCCGGTTTTGGCCGCAGGATCCCTGAACCACTTTTTTGCATTCTACTCCTATTCAGGCCCCGAGGTTCATAAGTTCTGGGTGAATGGTGTAGAAACAACTGACACCACAACACCAGGGACAGGCTTCTTCGTACCCGCTTTAACCAACCGATTTACTGTTGGTTTTCGTACTGACCTTGTGTCTCAGTGGAAAGGAGACGTTTCTGAGGCGAAGGTGTGGTCCAGAGATGGTGGCGCTATGGCCACCCCTACTGATGACCAAGTTAGGGCGATTATGGCAGGGGGCAACCCCCGCCTTTATGAGCCTGACTATTTTCTTTTAGATGCCCCGTTTAAAGAGGTTGATCAGCCGGAGATATATGCTGATAGCACCTTTGGTGCAATGGTCACAAGAAACGTACCGTTAGCTGGATCAACTCACGGACGCATACTGACGCACGACCCAATATTTGTACCTAGTACGGCAGGCGGCGGCGGTGGTCCTACAGTAACACCCGTTCCACCCAGACTACAAAACTCAGACAGACAATTTGCAACAATTACCGCCCATCGATTAGGAGGCGTTTTATCGTGAGAATCCCATCAGGAGTTACAGACCAATACATCTACTTTGTGGCGGTAGATCCAACAGACTTTGCTACACGTGAGACTGGGCTAACGACCTTCACCGTGTATCGTTCAAGGAATGGTGCAGCGGCTGCGGCGTATACCACGCCCACTGTCACTGAGGTCGATGCGACCAACATGCCTGGACTTTACAAGATGCTGGTCGATGAAGACATGACCATCGGTGCTGGCAACGACTCTGAAGAGATTGCTCTGCACATCACACATGCAAGCATGGCTCCGGTCACCAGGACCATTGAGCTTTACCGGCCAAAAATCACCGTCGGCGAGACGCTTGCTATTACATCCGGTGCTGTTGATACGGTTACGACCAATACAGACATGCGCGGCACAGATAGCGCGGCTACTGCTGCGAATCTTGCGATTGTTGACGGCATCGTTGACAACATCCTGATTGATACAGGAACCAGCATACCGGCAGGCATTGCCGCATTGAACGACATTGCTGCTACCGACATTGTTTCTGCTGGGGCGATCACGACGCTCGCCGGTGCAGTTGTGAATGTTGATCTAGTTGATACGGTCACAACGAACACCGACATGCGAGGAACAGACAGTGCTGCCACTGCTGCTGCTCTAGCGGTCGTTGACGGCATCGTTGACAACATCCTGGTCGATACAGGTACAACGATACCTGCGGCCATTACAGGGTTGAATGATCTATCAGCGGCAGATGTGAATGCTGAAGTTGATACGGCGTTGGCTGATATACACCTTGACCATCTGCTTGCTGTTGATTATGACCCTGCAACCAAGCCGGGAACGGCAACAGCTCTGCTGAATGAGCTGGTTGAAAATGATGCTGGGGTGAGCAGGTTTACTATTAATGCTTTAGAGAATGCACCATCTGGATCAGGGGCAAGCGCAAGCGCAATTGCTGACGCGGTTTGGACAGAAGCCCTTGCAGATCATAGTGGTACTGTAGGATCGACGGCAGAGGCTTTGGATGGCGCAGGCGGTGGCGGCACAGGGTTGACGGCGGCAGAGACTAGAGCAGCTATCGGGCTGGCATCAGCTAACCTTGATGCGCAGCTGTCCACGATAGACACCGTGGTTGACGGTATTCAGACCGATCTTAGCAACGCTACTGATGGACTGGGTGCGATTAAAGCTGACACTGCGGCCATCGCTCTTGATACCAATGAGCTTCAGGGTGACAACGTGCCAGGGCTGATTGCAGCACTGAATGACGTTGCAGCTACGGACATTGTTTCCGCTGGGGCGATCACAACACTTGCTGGTGCTGTGGTGAATGTTGACTTGGTGGACACGGTTACAACGAACACCGACATGCGCGGAACGGACGGTGCTAACACCACCACACCACCGACTGCTGTCGCTATTCGCTCTGAAGTTGATACCAACTCAACCCAGCTTGCGGCCATCGCTCTTGATACCAATGAGCTTCAGGGTGACAACGTGCCAGGGCTGATTGCCGCTGTGCAGGCAAACACTGATAACATCCAGACTCGTCTTCCAGCCGCATTGGTAAGCGGTCGAATGGATAGCAACGTGAGTGCCATTGATGATGCTGCGGAAGCGGCTACTGATCTAGCAGCGTCTGCTAAAACCATTGTCACAGGTGCAGCAGCTACAGGTACACTGAGCACTACCCAGATGACCACTGATCTAGCGGAAGCCACCAATGACCACTACAACGGTCGCATCATCATTTGGACTTCTGGTGTGCTGAAGGATCAGGCGACTAACATCACGGGCTATACTGGTACAGGTGGTTTGTTAACCTACACTGCTGTCACTGAAGCCCCGTCTAACGCCGACACCTTTGTAATCGTGTGACAACGTTATCGGTAACAGCAACACCGGGTCAGTCCCAGGCCTTCTTACCGAAAACAGAAGCCGGTGTAGAGGTAGGGACCGATCAGGTAACGTCGCTCTCAGTACTAGGGCTCCCCGGCGGGTTGCGCACCTTTTTACCGAAAGAAGAAGCCGGTGTAGTAATAGGGACAGATCAGGTAACATCGCTCTCAGTGATGGGGGTTCCTGGTGGGCTACGTGCATTCTTAGCTAAGACCGAAGCAGAAGTTCAACCAGTGGTGGCGGGTGGTACAGGTGCTGATTACTTTCAATCAGCTAAACCGTCAAGAATGGAAAAGCAACAACGTGAAGATGACGACATTATAATGATGGTCGCGGCAGCGTTTGTGGAGGTCATGCAGTGAGTTTACAAGATTGTTTCAGTAAGGCAGGGAAAGCTCTTTCAAGTCAGGATCGTACCGCCATTGAAGCACTGGTGGCTGATGGGGTGTCCGAGATGGATGCCGTACAGCAACACCTGACAGCACTTAACGGTGAGCTTCAGGGCATTGCTGACACTGTTGAAGCCAGTGGTGGGGCTGTAGCACGGGATGCCGTAGAACAAGCTCCTGTGCTGCGTCAGGCGATTAACCCGCAACGTAATAACATAGGCATGTACCAGAGTGTCGAGAAGATCGTGCTGGAAATGAACATTCCAGGCTGGAAACCTAGTAAAAAGAACCCTGAAGGTAAAGCCAACGGCACCGATATATGGGCGAAGATTAAGTCAACAGGCAAGCCCAAAGAGTTAAAGTGGCTTGGTGTTGAGGAATTCCTGACCCTCGCAACATCATCTAAGCAAGAACTACCTCTCAAGTTCACCCGTGAAAACGTGCTCGACTTCATTCACCAGAACGGTGTGCAGATTGAAGAGACCGTGGCCGATGGGCAGAACACCGAGGGAGGCTCGTTTAATTGGGATGAGACGATCGACGATGACTCCGCTAACTGGGATGGTCGTGCTGACGATTACATGTATGACTACGACCGTGCTAACACCCTTGAAGAGCTCGCTGATGATCTGCACTTCACGACGGTTGAAGACTTAGAGGAGATGATTAATCACAGGCTAGATAACTCAGCCGACTTTGAGATTCCTGACGCGGTACTCGAGGCACAGGAAAAACTCAGACAGCTTGACAATATATCCCCTGACCAACTCCCCCTGGAAGGCATTGAGGTACGTGACATCGGTGAAGAACGTGCTCAGGCAACGGAAGCCATCACTAAAGCGATGCTGGCTGAAATCCGTGATGCTGTTTATGAGTTGGCCCATACAGCGGCTGAAGAAGAATACATGGAGAACCCTGTCAGAGTGTATGAGGACTCTGATACAGGGATAACGATAACAGGCAATGATGACTTGGGGTATTACGTCAGCAGTGCCAGTAGAGGTACGTTTGAGTCTGAGGTGTATTCATTCAACGAGGCTGAAATATCAGCGACAGAATACGCCTACGATCAAGGGTTGTTTGAGGGTGATAACGCAGATGAAAACGTTGCTCAGTGGGGCGATGAATCGTACAACATGGGTGGGGACTACGATAAATACCGCGTATTAAAGCTGAAGTTGCCTGATATTGAAGGTGATTTTTACAACGATGTTCACTTCCCTGATCGCAACATTGTGGCGTTCTTACGGGTGGATGATCGCAACCTGTGGGCTGAGTCCAAAGAGGCAGTTTCCGCTCGACAGCCTGAGATAGATATGACAGGTATCACCGCTGAGACCGCTGAAGGGTTTAAACCCCATGACGGTCGCGCGGTGTACGACCTCTTCAGATCAAACGGTGTGAAGATTGACCGAATGACCGCCACGAGTCCTGAAGATGCGATTGCACGGTGGGCTGACAGTCAGAAGCAAGATGCCTTTTTCAGCAACAAAATGGACACCTACTTCATCGATGAGTTCCAGTCTGACTGGCACACCGCAGGGCGTAACTTCGGCTACGTGACTGCTGAAGAACTGCCTAATGTGGCAGATTTAAAGTATGCAACCAAACAACGCCTTAATGAACTGAACGACAGCTTCACTCTATCCGAAGAGATGCAGGCGTTGTTCTACCCAGGCAGGGGAACGATGTTCACCGTTACTGAGTATGTAGCGGACAAAGAGGGCGCTAAAAGCAACACGCTCACATCTAGTGCTGTGAAGCAGTACATCAAGGATGTTGAGGCTGAGCTCAGGAAAACGGAAGAAGGCATCGCGGTTATCACCGCTGCTACTGATTTTATTCGGTTCCATCATGCGATACCTGACGCACCTTTCGCCGGTGATGATTGGATCGCGCTCGGTTTAAAACGTGCGCTTGTTGATGCCGTTGAGCAGGGCTACGATTCGATAGGCTGGGTGAATGCGGCAACCGTTGCTGACCGGTGGTCTTCCTCGTATGACTACACGGCTCAGTACGACCTGAAGATGGTGAATGTTGTCAAGAAGCTATCTAAGCATCCGGTGGCACACCTGGACATGGGCGGTAATGCGATCCTTACAGAAAAAGAGTACGCGGCACAGCACAAAGTCGTTGAGACAGTTGATGACTCCGGTGATATGGCATGGGTCATCGAGAAGAACGGTGAACGTGTACCCTTTAATGGCAGTGATGTTTTTTACGACAGTGATCAAGCTCAGGAGTGGATTGATGAAACGGCCCGAGAATCAACGGGTGAGGCTGGCTACCACATCCTACAGATCACCGAGGAGCTGCGAGACATCATTAAAGCTGAATCGTTCCCGCTGTTCCAGAATCTCGACAGCAGCACTACACGTGGATACTACGATCCAGTCAACAGCCTGATTCGCCTTACTGAGTCGGCTAACATGAGCACCTTCCTGCACGAGTTCGGTCACTTTATTTATGAGACAGAGCGCAAAGTGGGAAGCAAGACGTTGAAGGATATCAACGCGTGGTACTTGCGCACTGCTGACGCGATCGCTGTTGAAGCAGGCACCACTGAAGAGCAGGTCCGACAGTATGTGAAGTACGACACCACCGGTGATCTCGCGGTGGATGCAAAAATTCGCACGGCTGTCCATGAGAACTTTGCACGAGCACTCGAGCAATACGTGATGGAAGGCAAAGCACCATCTGTGGAGCTGCGTAACGTTTTCAGAACGATCGCTCGCTGGATAGTGGATGTTTACAATCAAGTTAAAGAAGGTCTACAACACAATCTTGATGATGAAATGCGGCAGGTGTTTGACCGTATGTTTGCCACTGAGGAGCAGATCCAGGTTGCAGAAGCTACGGCACAGCTGAGACCCATGTTCACCGATGCAGCGATGGCAGGTATGACTGAAGAGCAGTATGCCGCCTACCTCGAGAACCAGCAAAAGTCGTCAGACAAAGCTGCTGAAACACTGCGCAACAAGCTGATCAGACAGTACAGCCGTGAAGCTGAACGCTGGTGGAGACATGAGAAGTCAGTCGTTGAAGATGACGAGCGAGAAAAGACCAAAGAAGAACGTGTTTACAAGGCGAGAGAAACCTTAACTACACCGCTTGCTGACGCTACTGATAACACCGAGCAAATGGCAGCACTTGAAAAACAGCGTGCTAAGTTAATTAAAGACAATGACACCATTGGTAAGTTCATCTCTAAGAAGGGTGGATTAAACCGTGAGGCAATGGAAGCCGAGGGTATCGATCCAGCACACTTCAAAGAGCGCGGTAAAGTTTTTGGCAAGCCACTCTTCCCTAAAGAAAAAGGGATGACCAGTGATGATCTGGCTGAAAAGCTGAGTGAAGCTGGCTTTGGTGACGTGTCTGCGAATGACGCGATGGACATCATTAACGACATGTTGAGCGGTGATGAGACCTTCGTTGACCTCGAGGTCAACGCTGAGCTTGATCACATTGACAATGAGCTCAGTCACCTTCAAGAAGAAAGCGATGCGCCACGTGGTCTCAAGCTAGACCGTGCCACTGTGAAGAAGCTCGTGGGTAAAACTGTCACCAACAAGCAAGGCACCGAGTTCGTTGAGATGCCACCGCAACTAAAAAGCATGACGATCACCGGCGGTGAGGGTGTTCACCCTGACGACGCTGCTGCGTTCCTCGGGTACGCATCTGGTGCTGAGATGCTAGATGACATAATCAATGCGCCCAGTCTGACCAAAGCCGTTGAAGAGCGTGCAGAAGCCATCATGAAAGAACGCCATGGTGACATCATGACCGATGGCACAATTCAACAGCTTGCCGATGACGCGTTACGCAATGAAGAACGTTCTGCGATGTTGTTTAAAGAACTGAAGTCCTTGTCAAAAGGCACCAGTCAGCAAGTGATCACCCGTCAGGCTACGCAGGATATCGCTGAGCGCCTGATCGGTCAGCGGTCCTATCGTGACCTACAGCCGGGTAAGTACCGTAAGGCTGAATTGAGAGCTGCCCAGGAGTCGGCTGTTGCTTTTGCTTCGGGCGACACTGAAGTTGCTGCTCGCGCTAAAGCTCGCCAGATGATGAACTTTTACCTCGGCAAAGCTGCGCAAGAGGCACGCGATCAAACACTGAAGATTGTGGACCACACCGCGAGATACCGATCTAAGCCTACCCGTGACGTGATCAATAAAGCCGGTGGTGGATTCATGGAGCAGATCGACAAGCTCCTGTCTCGCTTTGAGTTTCGCAAGTCAGCCACACTGAAGTCGGTAGACAAGGCTAACGAAAGCATTAAGCAGTGGGCTGACGATCGCATCGAGCACCACGGCGACGCATTAGTGCTCACCCCCTTAGTGCTTGATGAAGGCTATATTGATCATTGGAAAAACGTACCGTTTGCTGAGCTGAAGGGTGTCTCTGACTCACTGAAGAACATCGAGCACGTAGCTCGTTATGCTAACAAAATCAACGTACTGGATGAGAAGTTTGAATTTAACAAATTGATCCGCAAAATGGTGGATCATATTCGAGGCCAGAATAAAGCCGAGCACGGTCAAGCACAACGCATACACCAGAAGAACAGAGTGGGCTGGGCTGCTTCTCAAATGTCAAAAATACCCTGGATGGTGCGAGAGCTGGATGGGGGTGAAGCGGTTGGGTTTATTCACGATGTGATGATGCAACCCTTTAATGATGCGAACCATGAAGAACTGACGATGATGGATGCCACGTTGAAGGATATCTATCACCTCATTACTGGTCGCAGTAAAGAAGATCGTGCGCGTCATAACAGCACGTTGTTCATCCCTGAGATAAAAGACAGCAGGAACGATGGCAAGTTAAAAGGGCATCAAGTGCTGGCAGTTGCATTGAACACGGGCAACCAGGGTAACTTGAGAAAGCTCCTCCTCGGTGAAGGCTGGGCTAATCCTGAGAATGATGCCGAGATCACCATCGATAATCCGCAGCTGCAAGCGGTACTTCGACACATGACGAAGAGCGACTGGGAAATGGTGCAGTTAATATGGGACCGCATGGAGACGCTGTACCCTGCACTGAGTGAAATACACCGTCGCACTACCGGGCTGACTCCACCGAAGGTTGAAGCGACACCCATTACAAACGAGCACGGCACCTTCGCAGGCGGGTACTACCCGGTGAAGTATGACCGTAACCGCTCACGTAAAGCACGCGAGAATGAAGACAGAGCAAACGCTGCTGTTGACTCGATGTTTAGCGCCGGTGGCACAAGCATACAGGCGTCAGTGAGTGCGGGTGCTACTAACGAGCGGACAGGGTTCTATGACCCTATCAAGCTGAGCTTAGAGGTTGTGCCTGAGCACTTCCAGGAAACGATCCACTACATCACCCATCACGATGCGGTTCGTCAGACTAACAAGATTATCCGTAACCCTGAGTTTGAAGCTGCGGTTGTCGCAGTGATCGGTCAGAACGAGTTCGACCAGTTGAAGCCGTGGCTGAATGACGTTGCGAAAGCAGGTAAGAACTCACCGAATAAGACGTTCATCGACGCGTCGTTCAACCAGCTACGCATGGGTGTAACGCTAGGCATCATGGGCTTTAAAGCGTCAACAGGCATCATTCAGATGTTGGGTGCTACTCAGACGTTTTCAGAGCTCGGCACTAAGAATACCTACCGGGGATATAAGATAACGATCCGCAACTCTGCTCTCATGAGAGCCTTCCGTGGCCTACTGGGTTCACAGGAGTCTTTGCAAAGTGGCATGGATTTTGCAATAGAGCGGTCCAAAGTGATGGCTCATCGAATTAAGACAATGGATCGTGAGATGGCGAGCGCCTTCAGGCACATTGAATCATCGACGGGTCTGAAGTCTGACACCGGTAAAAAGATGGACATACCGGTGAATGCTATCCTGTCGTTGCAGAACAGCAAGGCATTGAAGAAAGTTCAAGAAGTGTCAATGATGCACATCGCATTGATCCAGATGTATACGGTCGATCTCCCGTCGTGGCACGCAGCTTATGACACGGGCCTGCGTGAGTGGGGTGATGAGGGTAGAGCTGCGAAGTATGCGGATTTCACTGTAGAGAACTTACAGGGGTCAGGTGCTACTAAAGACTTGCCTACTCTGATGAGGAACCAAAGCAAGATCCACACTTCGTTCACTATGTTCATGACGTTCTTCTCTACATTCTGGAACATCAATCGTGGCTTCGCTAGGGATGTGAAGAAAGGTCGAGCCACACCGGTGGGCATCGCAGCTAAGATGGCGTTCCTGTACTTCATTCCTACGCTGTTAGAGATGTTGATGCGTGATGACTTGATCAGGGATGATGAGGATGATGAAGACAGGCTTCAGCGATATCTTCTTCAGACAGCACTTTACCCGGTGCAGAGTGTTCCCTTTGTCCGTGACATTGTTCACGGTGTGACGGGTGACTACGGGTACACGTTGAACCCGGTGGCGGGTGTGCTCGAGAAAGGTGTCGAAGGGTTTAGCGGTATCTTTAACGCAGCTTTTGATGAAGACAAAGAAGTAACTCAATACCAGCTGAAAGGGGCGAGCAAGCTGGTCGCGTCAGTGCTCGGTGTTCCTGGCATTAATCAGCTATGGACAACAGGCGAGCACTTGCAGGAAGTACTTGAGGAAGGGGAAGAAGCAACTACCCACCAATTATTATTCGGCCCAAAACGATGATACACTTGGCGCAATTATTGCAGGATTAAATCATGACGGTAGCTACTACTAATATCACAGACGGCCCGTTCGCGGGGAACAGTGTCACGGTTGACTTCGACTATACGTTTCGTATTGAGGACGAAGACCAGATTATTGTCTATGAAACTAATGACAATGACGTGGTTACAACGCTGGTCCTTAATACAGATTACACGGTGTCCGGTGTAGGCATTGATGGCGGCGGTACAATTACTCGCGTGGCGGGTGCATTGCCGACAGATTACTCCTGGTACTTTCGAGCTAACTACGACCAAACCCAGAACACCAGCTTCAGTTCTCAAGGCTCGTTCCTGCCTGAGATCCATGAGGCAGCGTTCGACAAGCTGGCTTTTGTTACTCAACAGCTGCTTGACTTAAACGAGCGCACCTTCAGGATCGCGCAGTCTGACCCTGGTTCGGCCTCGATTTTAGAAATACCTAGTGCGGCACTTCGCGCAGATAAAGTAGTGGCATTTGATTCGAGCGGTGACCTGGAAGTTATTCCTTTTGACACCAATGTAACCCTTACTGCTGCCGATGTTGTCACCACAAACGGTGATGTTGTCATCACGAACGCCGATGTCATCGCCACAAACGCTGACGCTGCTTCTGCTTCTGCTGACGCTGCTGCTGCTGCTGCCGATGCTGCTACCGCTGCTGTTAGCGCAAGTATCGCAGGGGTAGAGTGGCAAGGTCCGTGGAGCGGTGCTACAGCTTACGCTGTGAATGACGCTGTTCAAGACGACGGGTCATCCTACATGTGCATCATGGCGCACACCAACCAGCAACCACCGAATGCTACCTACTGGGAGCTGCTTGCTTCTAAAGGCGCAGCGGGAGCTGGTACCGGCGACTTGGTTGCTGCTAACAATTTATCTGATCTGGCAAGTGCGGCAACCGCGAGAACTAATCTCGGTGTACAGATCGGTGCAGATGTGCAGGCGTATGACGCCACCATCGTGGTGGATGCTGATATCGGCGTGTCCGTGCAGGCGCATGACGCAGACACAGCGAAGAAGGACCAAGCGAACACCTGGACACTGCAACAAACGTTTAAGGAAACAGCTGAGACCGTATACAGTTTGACAGGGACAGTCATTGATCCTGCTAACGGTGGGATCCAGTATAAAACATTATCGGCTAACACCACCCTCACGAACTCGTTAGATTCAGGACAATCAGTTGTCTTGCGGATTGCTGACGGGACTCTCTACACGCTGACCATAACCGGTGCGGTGTGGGTAGGTGGGTCTGCTCCTTCTTTACCCGCGACAGGGTATGCCATCATCGTCGTTTGGAATGACAGCGGTGTGATATATGCAATGCACGCCGGAGATGTAGCCTAATGTTCCTTGCTGAGAAACTGCTGAGGAAGTCAGGGAGCTTTGAACTCGACTTCCAAGACCTTGACACCGTGGTCAACACGGCGAACCTTTCGGGGTACACCTTCAGCAGTGTTGACCTGGGGACAGTGAATGCTGACCGCATGGTTGCGATTTTAGTATCGACAACCAGCCCCACTGAAACCTTACTCACCGCGACGATTAATGGGGTGTCTGCAACCATTAGTGGCGCTAACCAAGTGTGGGTGATTTCTGCAAAAGTCCCAGCAGGTAGCACCGGCGATGTGGTTCTTAGTTTCCAGAATGCTTGTCCCAACTGTAGGATTAAAGTATTCGCATTCAACACCAAAGCTACAGGGGTGCTGGATTCCAATCAGGCATCGTATACTCTTAGCACTGTTACGGTCTCACTGCCGAACATTCAGTGTAAGGACGGGGGTGTGGTCATTGGTTGCTTCCAGGGGAATGATGCCGGTGCAGCGACGGGCAGCTGGAACGGTACAGATTCGTATGTTATAGCCAATAACAGCACGACAGAAGGTGGCAGATATAACTACGGGTACGTGCTCACCACGGAAGACTCTACGGTGCGGGATATGTCTTATGCCCGTGGAGACCCGCAGCCTTTTTATTCCGGTGCAGCCGCTTCATTTGAGTTTATAGAATAAGGGTGACTAGATGAACTATTGTAAAGTATCAGGGGGTGTTGCAACAAAATACACTCTCAATCAGCTGAAGAGGGACAACCCTGATATCAGCTTTCCTCAGAAGTTGTTCGATGGGTCAGTAGATCCGACGACACTAGCAAACAAGTTGGCTCGGTTTCAGATCGAACCCTACACCGTTCCAGCGTTGCCATCGTATGATGAAAAGCTAGAGCACGTGGTGGAAGGTGCGATCCTAAAGAACACCGGCAAATGGGTGCAGCAGTGGATCGTTGTCCCTCTGACAACAGCTGAGCTTAACCGGCTGACAGCAGAAAAGACCATCGATCAGGTGCGCTCTGACAACACGTTGAAGGCGCTTCTCAGGATGGGACCAGAAGGGATCGAGTCCTACATTGATTCTAATTCAACGAGCCTTGCCAGCTCTAACGCCATCATGAAAAAACTGGCCACGTTGATATGGTTACTAGCACAAGATCAAATGAATGATTAGGGCACTCTTACAGAAGCGTATGCCTGATGCTCACGGCAGCGGTGAGTTTGGTGCTCCCCGTGGTACTCACACCCACCATGGAGTTGACTACGCCTGTGAAGCTGGAACTCAAATACTGTCGCCCGTCGCGGGGGTTGTAACGAAGTTAGGATACCCGTATGGCGATGACCTCAGCTACCGCTATGTTGAAATTGACACTGGCAATGGTCTGTATCATCGTGTTTTTTATGTGTGGCCTCTTGTTGGCGTGGGTATTATGGTTGTACCAGATGATGTTATTGGTGAAGCGCAAGATATTGCCCAGCGATACTCCCACAACGGACAAATGAATAACCATGTTCATTATGAAGTAGTAAGATACGTCGATGGTAAAAAAGAGTACCTTGATCTAGGCGACCTATAATGGAATACAAGTCAGGCTATAAGTATCAGTTGCATAAAAATTGTACAGTGCCCACCCCGATCAGACCGGAGAACGCAATTACCACCCGGTACATCTGGTTGTTCCCGAACGGTGAGCTGCACATCAACGCCGGGTACGCCTGGGATGGTGCGAGCTGGGCAGTAGACACCAAGAACTTTATGCGTGGATCACTTGTCCACGATGCACTCTACCAGCTGTGTAGAGAAGGGCACTTAGACCCTACCAAACACAAAGAGCCTGCTGATCGATTGCTACAGTCTATCTGTAGAGAAGACGGCATGAGTAGGGCTCGAGCGTGGTGGGTGTATGTGGGTGTTAAGCGTGGTGGGTGGAAAGCCACATCACGAAAAAGCATTAAAAAATTTAAAACAGCACCCTAAAATAAGGATCATCCCTCGTGCCCGACTTACAGTTTACCGACCCTAAGCTGAACACGTTTCGACAGCAATTTGTTGACCACAAAAAAGAGTTCACCGAGCATGTCGCTAACGAAGACAAACGTTTCGGTGAGCTGCTCATCGCTCAAGAGCAAAACACTGCTGCCATTGACCGGTTGATCAATGAGACCCGAGTGATAGTCCAACTCCAACATGATATTCACGGTGCATATACGATCGGAGTGGGTGTCCAGCGGTTCGGTGTATGGTTAATTAAGTGGCCGTTAATTGGCACAGGTGCATACGCGGCATACGCCTGGGTGCTGAAGCATTTCCCTTAGAAAAAGTTAACCGCTAAGTCATTGGTGGTGATCCCGTCGCGATACCGTTGGAGTGATGATTTCAGGCTTTGCTCGTCATCTGTCTTACGGTCAATGGCATCAGCCACCGCTAGATCAACGGTGTCGCGGCAAAGAATACGAAGGATTGACACCGAGTGAAGCTGCCCTTGTCGATCAAGACGGCCACACATCTGGTTGTAGTACTCCAAGTTCCAGGTCAAACCGAACCACACCACAATACTTCCGCTCTCCTGAAGACCGTCGATCCCGTGACCCATCGAGGCAGGGTGGCCGATCAACAGTTTGATCTCGCCCCGGTTCCACTTGTCGATGGCTGCGCCAGTATCTTTCGATGATACCTTCGTGAGATTCACCGGCTTGTATTTCTTAAACCGTTTCATCATTCGCTCAGCGTCAGCGGTGAACGTGTAGCTGCACAGCACAGGGGAGCCACCAGCCTCTTCCAACACGTCCTCGAGTGCATCTAACTTAGCGTCGTGCAACGCCTCGTGAGTGCCTATTAAATCAGTGTAGGGGGTGCCGTTGCATATCTGTAGGCACTTGTTTGAGATGCTAGTCTTACTGAATAGCTCTACCTCGGTGCCGGTGTCCAGCTTGGTGAACAACTCAGCTTCGATTTCCTCATACGCCTTTCGAGCTGCCGCCGGTAGATCAACCATGATGTTGGTTGTTGAGCACTCAGGCAGATCCAAGTAGTCCTTCGCATCCATCTTAATGGTGATGTCGCTGATCTGGTATTCGATCCACTGCTTACCGATGACGGTGGGCGTGTACTTCCATCCCATGTAGTCACTGGAAAAGTAGCTGTCCTTGTAGTGGGTGATAAATTCACCGAGTCGCTTGCCTCCATCAACAGCGAGGTACTGACCGTGCAGGTCCAGGTACCCATTGCTCGCCGGTGTGCCGGTTAGTCCCGTGCGGTAGGTGAAGTGCGGGATGACCTTCTTCCAGCCAGTAACGTTTATAGGGTAGATCTCACCACGCTTATCTTTGCGGTCACGTTTGCCACCCTTCATGCGCAGCGACGTGCTGTTCTTTACTTTGGACACCTCGTCATAAACCACCATTTGAAAGGGTAGTGGTTTTTCTTGGCTGATGTAATAGTGGTCTAATGTCTGCGCCAGCCAGTTCATGTTCTCGTAGTTGATCAGGTACACGTCAGCGTTGATGAACATAGCCTTCAGTCGTTGATCTTTGGTGCCGTGCATAACACTGAACCGAAGGTGTTTGGTGTGTGTCCACTTGCGTGCCTCCCGTGCCCACACTGCCTGGACCACCCTCAACGGTCCGAAGATGAGCGTCTTCTGTACCTGCTGGGCACGCATCCGATCCACGATGGTGGTCAGTGTGACTGGGGTCTTACCCAGCCCCATCTGTAGCCACAACATTGAGTCAGGATGAAAGAGCTGGTGAAGCACGCACTCTTTCTGGTACTCGTGCAGATCTTGTGGAGTGAGCAGTTCAGTCATCGCACTTCATACATTTACCGGAGGGTCGCAGACGAGAGACTTGCTGCTTACACACTTTACACACTTTCTTCTCCTTGCTTTTTTTATCAGGACACTGACAGTTAGCCCAGTGGCATACTTTACACGCGTGGGGGTCTGGCTGTGGTTTGACTTTTTGGACACACACGCACTCTCTCTGAAGGCATATCCCACATATCTTTATTGTTTCATGATCGACCACGTTATCTGTCAGTGTGGGAACACCAGGGGACAGGCTTAATGATTCAGTATCAGCAAGGATTAGTTCTAACCGTGACAAAGCGTTCCATGCCAGATGAGCAGCGTGCAGCAACTTAGACTCAGGGTCCAGTGCCTCAACACTCTCTCCCAGTAAGTGTCGCCACATCGCATCGGTGTAGCGTGTCTTACCGTAAGGCACAGTGCGCCACCCTCCTCGTGTGTATTTCTTCGCACCGAACGTGCCTACTTCTGCGACAGCATTCAGCGCACGACTAAAGTCACCCAGCACGCCAGCCATTGTTTTCTCATCGTCATGCTTTACGCCGGGTTCATGAGGGTCTGAGGGAGTCATACCTTGTCACCTGTTGTGAATTTTTCCACCAGCTGATCGAGCTGCTTTTGCATCTCATCTATTCGACCGTCTGTCTTGCCCGGTGACGGCAAGTTCCGCGTGGCGTTGTGAGCCTCGATAATTTTTAGCTGTGCCAACACATACAGTGGTCTGTTGAATGGTCCACCATCACGCTCTCCTGCGATCCAGGCCATCGGCTCGACGCCCATCCTCTTCAGCCGGTCCACTGTCTGTTCGGTTTTACTTTGTGACATGTGAGCTAACTTACAAAAATCACTCATGAATAAAAAGTTCATCGTCGTACTCCTAGTGGTTATTAATAAACAGTTCGTGGATTTATATCGCGGACAGCTTCTCTAATGAAGCTATCCACCCCGGTGTGCCCTCGCACAACAGTGGCAGCTGCGCCGTGCTTCCTCAAGCGGTTGATCTCTCGCTGCTGGGGTGTCGATACTATCCCGTCAGACGTTTTGATTTCAACGAACCAGACGTGACCCTTGATGATCACGATCCGATCCGGTACACCGGAGTGCCCTGGTGAGACCCACTTGCGAGTCATGCCGCCCACCCTCTTCACTTCGTCGTCGAAGTAGGTCTCAACGTTATTCTCACGAGTCCCCATTGGTAAACTCATGGTTGGTTGTGAGTGAAGACAGCTCTTCAGCGAGCAGTTGAATACACTGGTTAAGCGCCTCGATGGTGAACTCAGGGCATTCTTCTCGCTGGTACTCAAGCCTTAATAAAAGCATGTGTCCCAATGCAGACAGTGGATTACCGACGTACATCTTGGCAACTTCAGCAGCGTCAGGGTGCATGGTGCTGATGCTGAACATCTCATTGTTGAGAATTCGTTCTTCTAAGTTGTCATCAGCGGTGAGGGTGCGTACTTCACCATTGGCGTACTTGATTGTTATTTCTGTATTCATCTCAGTCATCCTTCATTAAGTTAACTAGCTTCTCGGCTTCTTTGATGTACCACTCGTAGTTCAAATCAAACAGGGGTATGTCGTCAGTCTTGTTTTGAAGCGTCACCATCCACCCGGTGTTGATGCCCATGCGCCGTGTCTCATACACTGATTTGTTCTTGGTGTGGATGCGTTCATCCCAGACACCGCTGCCAATCTCAGCCTTGACGGTTTGATAGTACTCCTCAGTTAGACAGTTGGCTCGTTTGTATTCGCCTTCTGGTCCTGCTGGGGGCATGACTTTTTCAAGCGGTCTACCAGCGGTGCTAATATAGTATCGAACAATATTGCCCACTCTTTCGTTGCCAAGCTCGAGGTGAGATGCTCGTGGCACTTTTGCACGTAGGAAGAAGTCATAGGTGTCGGCATGACCGGTGATGAATTCTCTAATGTCTTCACCGTGGACAAGTGCTGCTTCTGCTGCTTTCTTGACGATGAGTGCGCTATGGTTTTGGTGCCAGTCGAGCTCATATTCATACGCTCCTTTGCGTTTTAACTTGCCGTCCTCGTACTCAGCGATGTAGTTGTTCACATCACGGATGAACATACGAGAGTAGACTGCTTCCTCAAGCGTCAGCTTAGTGACTGACTCCCACCAGCGGCACACGTCACTGACCCACTGTTGATCTTTATGGGGGCAGCGTATTGTCACACCGTCCGTGTTGACCTGGATCATCTGAACGTCAAGGTTTGCCATCAGCACTTCAGCTAACATGCACAACAGCAGCTGACCGTTGACGGTGATCGCCATCGTGTACTGAGGGTCATACAATGGGCTGTACTCGTTGTTGCTGTCACCATAGGTACCATTGAGTGCCAGCTTCAGCATTGCGTTGCCAGCGGTGCCCTTAGCGTGCTGCTGACGTTGCTTGTACACGTCGGCGTAGATATCACAGAAGGCTTCCCCCAGGTGAGCAGGGTACAGTCCGTTAGCGATGGCAAGGTTGGGGTAGTAACTGGCCACATCGATGTCGATGATGCAGTACTGATCGTCAGAATGTACGACCTGCGGCTCTACTGACCCATGAATCCCCCCGGTGCCAAAGTCAAACTGGAACCCGTTGACAGTGCAGTTGATGTCCTTGATCACACCCTTAGTGCCGACGATGATCTTGTCTTTAAACCATTGGTGAATTCGTTGGAACTCAGGGTGAGTGAAATGTATGTAGTCCAGCAGTATGTCTTTGACAACGATCTGCTCCCGCACCGTCTGCACCATTCGCTTAACACCGTTGACCCGCTTGTAGCAGCAGCCGGGGGTGTGTTCTTCCAGCTTCTGAATGAAGTACTGCTTGCCGATCTTGGTGTCGTTGAAGTTCAAACAATCGATCCCGTACTCAACAGTCACCTCCTCACGCAGTCGAATCTTGTCTATTGATTCGCGGTAAAACAGCAGCGTGGCGCGACAGTCATGCAAGTTGTATGCCAACAGTATATCCATCTGCTCTGAGGTGAGCGTGGTGCCCACCGGGAAGGGTAGGTCCTCGATGTTGTCCATTCGCATGTTGAACTCGAGCATCTTCAGGCTTGTGGATCGAGCCATGTTGTCGAAGTGGTGGATCTTAAAAAGGTCAAGCTGGGTGACGACGCGGTTGTCAGCCCACACCATGTGATCGAAGGGGCGACCTTTAATGATGGCCATCGCCTTACTGTAAATACCTTCCACGGTGGGGAGCAGGCCTTGATGGATGCTATGGATCACCGGGTAGTCAAAGCTCTCGCTGTTGAATCCCACCATGCGACAGTTCAGCCGAGCCAGTGTGTCCATGAACAAGCACAGCCAATGCAGATCGTTGCGTCTGGGGCTGATCTCGAACCTCCACACCTGCTCGGTCTCACAGTGAATCGCTGTGAAAGTGAAACAGTTGGGATAGGTCTCAATGTCGTAGACCACATCGCCGGGGGTGAGGTTGAAGATAAAATCGATCATCAGCTTCTGCCCGTGCTTCCGTAACCTGAGTCACCGCGCACGGTATCACCGATCTCATCGACCTCGATCATGCGATAGTTATCGGGTAACTCTTGTACAACCAGCTGAGCTATCCGCTCGTTTGGATCAATGGTGACAGCATCCTGGCCGTGGTTGATGAGCACAACCAGGAGCTCGCCCCGGTAGTCAGCGTCAATCACACCCGCCATTACATCGATGCCGTGTCTTAGTGCTAATCCGCTGCGTGGTCTAATCATGCCCACGGTACCTTCAGGCAGCTCGACTTGAATCCCTGTACCGATTAACTCACGGTGACCGGGGGCTATCACTAAACGTTGTCGATGAGACAAGTCAGCACGAAGGTCGAACCCGGCAGCTTCAGCACTGGCACGCGTCGGGATCGAGACTGCTGAGTGTAATCTTTTTACTTTAATCATGGTGATACTCCTAGCGTAGAGTTGTTTAAAATTGTCGAACGATTGACCACCCGCTGTATCGCTGGTGATCAGCATTAAGTTTCGTGCCAACCTGTGCGGCAGAGTACGTGTGACCCTGTGCGCAGACAAAGACGTTCTTCTTAGCCTTGTCGAGAATGTCACGCTTGTACGCGTTGATGCGACCAGTGTGACGGTTGCGTTTGCTTGCTGGCTCATAAAGACTCATGGTGAGTACCTGTTTAAGTGAAGGTCGAGAGAATCGAACTCTCATCGGGAATCAAACCCGGTCATCCAGACATTTACAGGAATCGAACCTGTGCGCTCCAGCACCTTCATGTAAAAAATACGACCGGCTGCTTCACCGGTCGAGTGGGTTAGAACGACGTTTGCACGGGTGGAAGCATCATGCCCTGCTCGATCAGCATGACATCTGTCCAATTAGCCGCATGGTATGCCTCACGGGTTGTGGTGGCTTTGTCAGTCATCACGAACTGAGGCTGAGGTGCTGCCGCTGGTGGTGCCATAGGAGCGGGTGGAGCGGGTGCCACAGGTGCAGGTGCCACAGGTGCAGGTGCCACAGGTGCAGGTGCCACAGGTGCAGGTGCTGCCATGGGTGGTGCCATGGGTGGTGCCATGGGTGGTGCCCCGTTGAGACCGGCAAACATTTGTTCAGCTGACGGCTTGCTTGACAGTACTTCACGAGGGATAACACCAACAGTTTGAGTCACACACGCACCATTCAGGTAGGCTTTCACGCCTTTACTGACTTGATCGTATGAGGCGATGCCGATATCGACATGAATGATCTTGCCTGTTGTCGCGTCATCAGCACCAGGGTCGATGATTGGCTGTAACTGAGCATCATCCACAAAGTGTGGTCTACCGTTGGCGATATTGGTGCTGGTTGATAGGCTCATGTAGTCACGAGTCGCAGCGTTCTCAGGCTCGGTGATCGCCAGATCGCTCCAACAAGAATGACCACCATTGGGGAAACCCGACGGAAATCCCTTCAGCTTCGCTTCTTCAACAGCAGCGGTGATGATGGGCACCTGCGGATCACTCTTGTGAACCAGCACGTTAGCACTGTATTTTGGTTTGTCTGAGCCTTTCGGTGCAGACGGGGTGATGACATGCACGTAACGTGCGATACCAGTAACTCTCATAACTATCTCCTAGATAAAACTAACAGGGGGCTCTTCAAACAACGAAGGGGCCACGTCACCGAACATGAGCTCGGCTTGGTTTTCAACAACATCAACCTTAGTGAGCTTCTTCGTGCCCTCTTTATAGGTGATGAATTCTTTTTGGATGGTCTCTTTCTGCTGGGCAGTGAGCAAGTCGGACTTCAACACCTGAGCCGGTGAGATTAGTTTCGCTGGATAGATGTCATCCTTTCTAAACTTACGCCCTTTCAACATTTTGGCAATGGCTTCTTCGTCACTGTTCCAAACGTTCGATCCTTTACCGGGCTTCATTGCACGCCCCGGTACATCAACACCTTCGTCAAGACGACGCTCGAGCTCCACATCAATCCGGGTAAACAAGGCCATCATGTCATCCTTAACGTCGGACAACGCGACAAGCTGCTTGCTTTCCAGCGTGGTGAGATCAGCGACAGCGACACTTTCGAGGTCACTTAATACTTTTATATTCGTGCTCATTTCTTTTACCTTCTCAATGCTCTGCTGTGATCCAGCGGTGCAGTTGGATTTGTGACGGCACCACTTGCAGTAGCCTTTGCCACCCTTCCCATCAGCAATCAATGGTGCTTCAGGGTGATCAGTAAGACTAGCGGCCGCGGACAAGTCATCAAGCTGAGTGATTACCTCAGTGATTGACGGCTTGTCAGAGCGCACAGTGGGGTTCGTCTTAGGTTGGACAATGGTGAGAACACACTTTTCTACCTTGTGCGGTTTGAGCGGTATGATTAAATCAGGCCCAGAAGCGATCCACTTACGGATCTTCCCGCCCAGGTATGCAACCAGCTGAGTGTTCCCCTTCGGGTCAACATACATGCGACCATCTTTGTAGTCGATAATCTCAATGTAGTGACACCGTAGATCATCACTGACCATGATGGTTACATCGACCGTGCCGTTCCAGTCATCTCGACTGAACATAGCGCCTGGATCGGAATGACTTTCAGCTTCAACCACTACCTCGTGAGTAGGGAATTCATCCTTCAGCTTTTCAACACGTGCCTCAATATAGTCCAGGCACTCTTGTACTCGATCAATCCGGTCCGGTGATACCATCCACCCATTAGGGTTGTCTTCATGGTTAGCACCGATGATCTGCCGGTCATAGGCTTCAGCACGTACACCGTGTATCAGGCAGAGCTCCAACAAGAGGTGGCTACCCGTACCATCGATCGCAGCTTCGCCGGACACATCAGGGTAGAAAGCCTCCTCACGGATACTACCAGGGCAGTTGGGCCACCGTTGGTTGCTTGGCCCTAACCTAGCGTGGATACTCATTACACTGCTACTGCTTTCACGGCATCAACTAACGCCTGATACTGCTCAGCAGAAAGCTCGCTGATCGAGGTAACGTTGAACTGAATCTTCATTACTTCATCGATCGGACCACGACCACCGAGACGAGGCATCTCTGCCAACAGTGCTTGGTTTAACTCGTTAACGGTCAAAGGGGCTGATGCCGCAGGTGCCGGAGCAGGTGCAGGAGCAGGTGCAGGTGCAGGAGCAGGTGCCGGAGCAGGAGCAGGAGCAGGTGCCGGAGCAGGTGCAGGTGCAGGTGCGGGAGCAGGAGCAGGCTCGGGCTCGGGGGTTGATACTGACGCTGGTCCTTCCGCAGCAAGAAGCTCGAGGGCATCAGCGATACGTTTCAGACTGTTTTCAATCGACATAGTACGTTCCTTTTTGTGAGTCATTGGTGGACTTGATGAATAACCGGTCATCAACGAACGCATCGATCATTTCGCGCAGCACGTCTTGATACCGTCTGTTCATTTGGTTACATCTCGCTTTGAACTTAATAAGCGACTGATCGTTTGCTCTTACACTAAGAGCTGTATCGAGTGGCTGGGGCATGGTTAATGGTTCCTGTGATCCGTATTAGAGGTTGAATCTTTTCACACAAAGAGGTGGCTGTCAACACAATGTTTGACATTCACACACTGAAGGATTACTGTGACCAAACACTAACGTAGGGGAATGAATGATGGGCATGAAGAAAGTTGAGTGTGAAGGTGTTGGTGATAATAACGGCTTCTTTGAAGTAGGTGTAGAGCAAACGAGTTCCAACAATGGTGAGTTATTGCCCTTGTCTGAAGCCCCAAAAGATGGGACGTATATTCTTATACATGGGCAGCAATTCGACGGTCTCTGGGCTGTTGTATGTTGGGATGAAGAAGCTAATGGCTGGATGCTT